CATTCCAAGGTGACGTATGATGAAACTGTGAACAAGATCCACTTCTTATTCGATATCTGTAAGGCTTATTTCCCAGGTATGAAAGGTCCGTTTAATAAACTTAAATATAAGATATTACGTATTTTACGTACTAGAGGTGTTAAATCTCTGGTTGATTATATTAAAGTTAATCGACTTGCTTATTTTAAATATTTATTAGCGGATAGAATCACAAGGTCCGATCTCAATAAAGTTCACAAGTGTAATTTTACTACGTCTTTATTAGGTGATGCTGTATATTGTATTCCTATTCTATTTAAAGGTAACACTTTTCACTTAATTGATAAATTAGATCCACAACAAAAGTGCATCCTACTGACTATCTTCAATATTGATAGATTTATTTATTATAATGGATCGTTAGAAGTTACTGAAAAAGATGTGGTAAATATGTATACGAAATCAAATTCTAATTTATCTTACTTAGATGAGTATTCAAAGGAGATTGGTGAGTATTTTGATTCATTCTTACCAAAATATAATGAAATAACTCAAGATGGATTACCTGTATTGAAATCCATCAAAACATCTTCTCTCGGTATACCGTTGATACTATCTGAATTCTTTGAATTGCATTCAGATAAACCAACTGTAGAGAGAGCTATATCATATTTTAAGGAGTATTATGATATAGATTTTACTAAATACTTTAACAAATATATTAATAATGTTAATTCTAAACTCATTCACGATCAGGTACGTCTTACTGCTATACCTGACAAAGGAGCAAAGAAACGTGTTATTGCTCAAGGTTCAGGATTATTACAAAGACATCTTAAACCATACCATGACGTTTTTATGAGCATGCTTAAGGAATATTCTTCCGATAGAACTTATGATCAGGTTACGTATGTTAATAAGGATTTCTATGCATGTACTGATCTTACGCAAGCTACGGATATCTTTGATATGATTGGTTTTGCTTCAAAAATACCTAGTACTTTAATTACTAATTATATGGATACGTATAATACTATCATAAAAAATGATTCTCGTAAATATGCCAATGGTATACCTATGGGATTATTTGGATCATGGTCTTTATTTAGTAATTATCATCATATCACAGTTTGGATAGCATATTGTAAGAGTATTGGATATATTCCACTTAAGGAATTCGTAAAATTAAATGATATCTACCATATAATAGGTGACGATGTAGTAATTTATCGACAAGAGATTTTACAATCATACTTAGAGCTTATGTCATTCAATGGCTGTACCTTTTCAGTGACGAAATCGTATACAAGTAAGCTTGGGTATGAATTCGCTAAGACTTTTGTTTATAAGGGTACAGATATATCACCTTTACCTATATCAAGTATGTATGATTTAATCCAAGATCCATTCTTATTTGTGAATAATTTATACTCTATCGGTAGATCATATTTCTTTCTCTCTAGTGAAGACAAATTATATGAGCTTTTATACTATTCTTTAAGATCATATATGAGTTTAAAATACAATTGGCGTCTAAATAAAGTACCTATAATTAAGGGTAAACTTGAGTTATTATATAGTAATATGAAATCTTTAGAAGAATTTAAAGTGTTTCTGAGTAAAAATAGTATACCATATTCTATGATGTTTAATATGTCAATGTATTATGACAAATTTCCTAATTCTTATAAATTTTGTCAGGCTGCATTTCCTAATTCAGATAAGAATGAATTATTACATAATAAAATATTCAATGACTATTCTACTATTAACTCTGGTACAAATACTCCGAAATTCCTTAGTGAATATATTACGGAATTCTTATTATTATCACAACGTAGTGGTATCCCAATACTTGATTCATTATTTTCATCTAATATTGATATTATTAATAAAGATAAAGATACTAATATAGAACAACTTAAGGTATGTTCAAAATTATTTTATGATAATGTAATTAAGGGATATTCGGATATTTGTAATCAAGAGATCATAGATATTGATACTAGTAAGTTCGAGGAATTATACTCTAATATTGAAGATACTAATGAAGATATTCAACGTATTGGACGTAGAAGAATTAAGAAATCGAAATTAAATAAATCAAATAAGACATCTATAAATAATAAATTACCTGTTAATAAAGAATATAAAATATTAGCAATTAATAATTTAAATATAGATGATTTAGATGATAATTATTTAACACAACTTACTTTTGATCAATTAACTGAACTTGAAAGAAATAGTATAAATAATTTTACTGGAGAACTACCCATTCTTACTGACGTAACCCAGGATGATTTCTTGTTTGAAATGTTTGATGAGTCTGATGTTAATGAAAGAATTATGAAAACTCGTCGTGAAGAACGTGAACGATCAGAACGTATACGTGAACGTATCACACGTATTAAATCTAAAATTCGTATTTCTGAAGAAGAAGCGTTTAATAAATTTAATGAAGATGATGATGTGTTTAACAAACCTTTTGATCCTACGATTGATTATCGTAAACACTTCTTTAAGAAGAAACATAAAACCAAGATTAATAAAACTAATATTGATAATAATATTAAACCTAATATAGATGAAGTGATATCAGATATCAAGGATATCATTCCAGATGATATTAAAGAAATAGAGTTATTAAATATTATAGATTTATCTAAACATCCTTCCGAGAAATCAGGTACATTGAATAATAAAGATTACTCATTTAGAGATCCAAAATATATAAGTATAAAAGATATTTATAAGGAAATTAGTATGAAAACTAAGTTAGATCTTAGGAAAGAATCGCATTACAATTTATTATTTCGCAATAAAGTAAAATTTAATGAACACTATAGGAATTTATTTACCATTATCAATCCTATGTTGGGGTATAAGCTTGATAAACTCAAACCTATACTTTCCCTGTACAACAATGTAGGAGGAGGACAGTCTAGTATATCTATATTACAACAATATACTAGCCTTGATAC